GGTCGAAAAATCCGTGGTGAGGGGAAAGTTCCTACTTGCCGTGTTTGTTCTTTGTGAGGATTACCAAATGAGTTTCTTGAAATACTTGGAGGACATTGCGCCCGAGGGCGAGGTCATTTTGTTTGTGCGCCAAAAGCCCATACTGGCCGACGGCGAGTTGCAGTTCCACGCCGACGGCGCGGTCAAGTGCACCTGGCCGGCCTACCTGCCCAAGAAGTGGAAGGCCAAGCAGGCGTGGTACGCCAACACCGGCTGCTTCATCATCGACCGCTTCGACCAAGGCCACCCATCGGCCCGCGCTGACAACTGCGAGCGCGTCGCCTTCCTCGTGTTGGACGACGTGGGCACCAAGGCCAAAGAGCCACCGATCGCCCCGACGTGGATCATGGAGACCAGCCCCAACAATTACCAGTACGGCTACACCTTCGCGCTGGACGACCAGCCCATGAAGGCCGACTTCAGCGCCGCTATCGTGGCCATCGCCGAGGCGGGCTACACCGACGGCGGCGCCATCAACCCAGTGCGCAACTTCAGGTTGCCCGGGTCGATCAACCTCAAGCCAGGCCGAGAGGACTTCGCCTCCCGCCTTGTCGAGTTCAACCCCGAGCGCGAGTTCTCCCTGCCTCAGATATGCGAGGCGCTGGGCGTAACGCCCAACCCCGCCGACACCGCCACGATGCGCCCCATACGCCTCACAGACGACGGCGGCGACGATGTGCTGGCGTGGGCTGCTGCGCGTGGCGACCTGTTGGAAAAGGGCAATTCAAGCGGCTGGTGGGGCGTCGTGTGCCCCAACAGTGACGAACATAGCGACGGCAACCCGATGGGCCGCTACAACCCAGTGAGCCGCGCCTATTGCTGCCTGCACGAACACTGCGCCGACTGGAACAGCGAGCAATACCTCGCATGGGTCGAGGAGCAGGGCGGCCCAAAGCGTGCCCACGGCCTGCGCGATGAGTTGCTGGCCGCCGTGATGGAGAACACCCTGTCCAAGCTGGCCCCTACGCCTGAGTACCCCAACGAGGCCGCTGCGGTCATCGCCGAGGTCGAGCGGCGCGAGTTGGGCCGCGTGGAGATGAGCGGCTGGTTTGAGCGGTTTGCGTACATCCAAGACGATGACGCTTATTTTGATATGCAAGACCGCCGCGAACTGATGCGCAAGACCTTTAACGCCATGTTCCGGCACATTGAATGCAAATCACGTCATAACAAGCGCAAGATCGAGGCGTCTTTCGCTTTTGACGAATACCGCCAAGACAAGGGCGCCCGCGCCTTGGTCGGCATCACTTACGCGGCGGGCGAGTCGGTGCTGGTCTCGCGTGAGGGGCTGGTCTACGGCAACCGCTGGCGCGATGCGCGCCCCACGCCCGTGGCTGGTGACGTGTCGCCGTGGCTGCGCCACGTTGAGCGCATGGTTCCGATTGACTTTGAGCGCGAACATTTATTGAACGCGCTGGCCCATAAAGTGCAATTTCCCAGCCACAAGATCAATCACGCCGTCCTTATGGGTGGCAATCATGGGTCGGGCAAGGACACCCTATTTGCGCCGTTCTTTTGGGCCATAGGCGGCAAAGCCAAAACCAATTGTTCATTGGTTAAGAATGAGGAGTTAACAAGCCAATGGGGTTACGCCCTTGAGTGCGAGGTAATGGAAATAGCAGAGTTGCGCCAAGCAGAGGCCAAAGACCGCCGCGCTTTAGAAAACACCCTCAAGCCCATTATTGCGGCGCCCCCTGAGTTGTTGACAGTCAACCGCAAGGGCTTGCACCCATACATGGCGCTAAACCGCGTGTTCGTGGTTGCGTTCTCTAATGAGCGCGTGGCTATTTCCCTACCCAGCGAAGACCGCCGGTGGTTTGTCTTATGGTCAGAGGCCGGTAAGTTACCCGAAGCAGACGCCGTATCGCTTTGGAATTGGTACGAACATCGAGGCGGCTTTGAGGCCGTAGCGCATTACTTACACACGCGGGACGTATCCTCCTTTAACCCCAACGCTACGCCCCCAATGACAGAGGCCAAGGCTATCATGGTAGAGCATGGCATGAGCGGTGCGGAGTCGTATTTGGTAAACGTGATCCGGGCGCGTCAGCGTGCCTTTGCCGGCGGCGTAATAGGGGCGCCCTTTTATGCCCTTTGCGATGAATTGCAGTTATACGCCCCCAACAATATCAAGATTGTCCCCCCGGCGCTTATGCACGCGCTAAAAGAGGCGGGCTGGGTTGATATGGGCCGCTTGGCCTCCCGCGAGTACCAAACGAAAAAGCATATTTTTTGCGCACCGGAATTGGCTAAAAGTAACACGTCAGACTTACGGCGAGCCATAGAAAAAGCCCCCGAAGGGGCTTAGTCAAGGTCAAGCAAGATCGCAAGGATAGCGGCGAGAACCGCCGCTAAAAGTATCAGCACAAAGCCCGCTCAGCGTCTGAGCGGGTTTTTTCGTTGTCGTCGTCAAGCAAAGCGCGCAACACGTCCGATAAATGGTCAATGCGCGCCGCGTAATAGCGCGTGGCGGCGGCCAAGGCATCTAGCGCCAGTTTCTCATCGTCGCTCATAAGTATCCCGCCAATAAAATAGCTAAGGCGAGACCAATAGCCACGGCGAGCGCCGCGCTAGCAACGGGGCGCGCTATTGGCGCCGGTGTGTAGTGTTCTCTCATGCTAACGCCTCCTCAATTGCTTCCGGTTGTGTGTAATCCAATTCCGGCGCGGCGCGGTCAGCGTGCGCAAAATCAATAGGCGCTAAAAATAATCGGTTATTAAGTGACGCGTAACGGCTCAAGTATTCCGCCGTTTCCATGCCGGAGTAAAACGCTGGGTAATCGCGCCGTGTTGCGCTATGTTTATTGTCAAGCGGGCGTTTAATCTTTGGAATTTTGCCGGAGTCAATAATTTTGCGGTACTTGGAAGCGTTTGCTTCGGTAACGGTCAACGTAGTAGTTTTAAATTTCATTGTAAGCATGATGTAAGTCCTTAAAATTGAGCGTAAACAATGGTGCCGCGCGGTGTGACGCCCGCGACTGAAGTGTTTTGAAATAAGTAGTCAAGCACAATCTCTGTGCACTTTTCAGCGTAATCGTCGTCCTCTGGGTCAACGTCGCTGACGTCAATACCATAGAGGCGCGCTATCTCGCCCGCGTCGTCCTCACTGTATTCGCAACATAGCGCGATAACGTCCAAATCGTAATCGGGGTCAGCGTCCTCCAAATAGTCAAACAGTAAGCCAAGCGCCTCATAACTGAATTGGTCAGCGCGCCCGCATTGGCGGAATTCATCGCGGAATTGGCTGGCGTTTTCTATTGTGAGTTTCATACTGTTACCTCCACAATCGCGGCTATTTCCCAAGATGCGTCCTCGCCGTATGAGCCGTGAGACTGCAATGCGTCCCACGCTAGCGCCTCCGCTTCGTCTTGGCTTTCGGCCTCAATATCCATATTGACGTAAGAAACGCGTTTCAGTTCTACTTGATAGTTTTGCATGATGTGTTTCCTTAAATTGCTATGGCGGCGGCAAAGTTTGGCGGCTCGCCGTTGTAGGTTGTAACCCTAAAAGAGTGATATCCCTCCGCACTGGCGGCGGCTTTCACCTTTTCGATGTTAGAGGCCGCATTGTCAGTCTTAGGGAAATTGGCTAACAAGGCTTCCATGTAACGGCGGTTCTCGCCTTCCTCTAAGCCGTAGATCAGTATTTCTTGCATGGTGTGTTTCCTTTACTGTATTGAGTGGCGGGGTTGCCACGGTTGATAGTGTAAGGCATTTCCTTACATTGTCAATGGTGTCAATTTATACAATTGACACCTTGGCGCGGTTGTTGACGATGTACGCTGGCGCGCCGTTGATTGAAACGTAAACGGTGCTCTTAGGCGTGCGCTGATCTAGCGCGAACGTTGCGGGGCGCCAAATTGACAATATAGATAACGCTTGGCTTTGCGTTATGAGGCCGCGCACTTGATAAATTGCTAGCGCGGTTTCTAAGTAGTCGCGGGTTGCGCAGTGAACGGTGGGCATGAGGGGTTGTTTAATGGGCATGGTGTGTTTTCCGTAAAATTACAGTATAGCGTAAAAAAGTAGGTGTTGCGGGGTGTTTATTGGGTAGTGTGTTGGTAGGGGTTTTTTGCGTGTTTCATAGGGGGAATTTAATTGTGGGCTATGTAGGTAGTTAACTTAATTTGAAAAATGAAAAGTGTAATTTTACGGTGTGTTGGTGTGCAATGTATAGAGGCGTAAAATTACGCTTTTTCCTTGAGCTAACTCAAAACGCAAAAAAAAGTGCCAACATGACCCACGTTTTGGCGCCGCAAATTGTGGCGGGTTTGAACTGCAACCCGCCAGCCCCGCGCTTCGTGCAAAAACCCCCGCGCTAAAGTGTAGGCTATTTAAGCTGTTTAAAAATTACGCCTACATGACCCACAACCCCATGACCATGTAACCGCCAGCCCCGGCCTCCGCGCTCATGCTTTGCCCTATTGCATTGGCTATGCCTACATGACCCACAAACCTACCAGCCCGCCAGCCCTTGCCATTTTGATTAGGATTTCTGCTGAGGGGGTGAGGGTAGGGCCGAGCGGAAGGGCCAACGTTGACGGAGGGCTCACAGCCAAAATTTTTTTTAAATTTTTTTTGATACACTCGCGGCACACGCCACCAGGCGAAGGAGAACAGATGTTCAAATCACTGCCGCTTACAGTTCGCCATGTCAAAGCTACTGAGTCGCGCCTGCAAGCAATCTACGACGCCGCCAAACTGGGGCTCAAAGGCGACACGCTGGCCCTTGCTTCTGGTATGCGGCCTGACGAGTACCGCCATTTGTGCCAATTTGACCCACTGGCCGAGATGGCCGCGATCAAAGGCAAAGCAGACGGCGAGCGCGAGATGGCCCAGATATTGCATAAGGCCGCCCAAGACGGCGACGCCAAGGCAGCGCTCGAAATCCTCAAGCATCAACACGGCTGGGTGGCCAAGCAGTCCATCTCGGTGGACATCGACCAGCGCATTTCTATCACCCAGGCGCTTCAAGAAGCCGAGTTGCGCGTAATTGAGGTTGTCGATGCAGTCCACCAAATACAGCGCTGAAGACGAACAGGAACTGATGGCGCGTCTGTGGACGCCGCGCATCAAGGACAACCCACTGAACTTTGTGATGCTCACGTTCCCGTGGGGCGTCAAGGGTACGCCGCTGGAACACTTCAAGGGGCCGCGCAAGTGGCAGCGCGAAGTGCTGCAAGACATTGCCGACCACATCGAGCAGAACAAAGGGCTACTGGACTTCAACGTGCTGCAAGCGGCGATCTCATCGGGGCGCGGTATTGGCAAGTCGGCCCTGGTCAGTTGGATCACGATCTGGATGCTGACCACGCGCATCGGCTCGACGACCATCATCTCGGCCAACTCGGAGAGTCAACTGCGCAGCATCACATGGGCCGAGATCACTAAGTGGCTGGCGATGGCGCTCAACTCGCACTGGTTTGAAGTGAGCGCCACCAGGCTGATGCCGGCCAAGTGGCTGACTGAACTGGTCGAGCGTGACCTCAAGAAGGGCACGCGCTACTGGGGCGTCGAGGGTCGGCTGTGGTCGGAAGAGAACCCAGACGCCTACGCCGGTGTGCACAACTACGACGGGGTGCTGGTCATCTTTGACGAGGCCAGCGGTATCGCCGACGCAATCTGGGCGGTGACCAGCGGCTTCTTTACAGAGAACACGCCCAACAGGTTCTGGCTGGCGTTCTCCAACCCGCGCCGCAACACGGGGTACTTTTACGAGGCGTTCAACTCCAAGCGGGAGTTCTGGAAAGGCAAAATAGTGGACGCCCGCACGGTCGAGGGCACCGACAAACAGGTCTACGAGCGGATCATCCAGGAGTACGGCGCCGACAGCAGCCAGGCGCACGTCGAGGTCTACGGTATGTTTCCTAGCGCCGGAGATGACCAGTTCATCGGATCAGACATCGTGGACGAGGCCATGAAGCGGGAAAAGTACAAAGACCTATCGGCGCCCATCATTATCGGGGTCGACCCGGCGCGCTACGGCGCCGACGCTACGGTCATCGCCGTGCGCCAGGGGCGCGACATCGTGCACATCGCGCGGCACCGGGGCGACGACACTATGACGGTGGTCGGGCACGTCATTGAGGCCATCGAGGAGTACAAACCGACGTTGGTGGTGATCGACGAGGGCGGCCTGGGCGCTGGGATTGTCGATCGGCTCAAGGAGCAACGGTACAAAATCAAGGGTGTGAACTTTGGAAACAAGGCGAAAAACCCGATAATGTACGGAAATATGCGCGCTCAGATGTGGGGCGAGATGCGGGAATGGCTGAAATCTGCTAGTATTCCGGCAGACAGGTTCTTGAAGACGGACTTGATTTCGCCTAAGATGAAGCCTGATTCACGTGGAACGATTTTCTTGGAAAGCAAGAAAGATATGAAAGCGCGGGGCCTTGCATCACCAGACGCAGCGGACGCAATTTGCGTGACGTTTGCTTTTCCCGTGGCCCACCGCGAGTATACTGAGCCGACACGCCGCGTCAACGCCCAAGGCAGCGCGGTGACTAATTCATGGATGGGGTCTTAATATGCCGCTGGTCAAATCAAAATCACCTGAAGCCTTCCGCAAGAATGTGGCGGCTGAAGTCAAGGCCGGAAAGCCGGTCAAACAGGCCGTCGCCATAGCGTATGCGGTCAAGCGCCAACAGGCGCCAGCAAAGAAGAAATAATGGCTGACTACACAGGCATCGCAGCCGCCGGAGCGGTAGCCAACGGGGGCGGTCAAAAGGACAGCACCTCCAACATTTTGGCCACCGCCCGTAGCCGACTGGACATGGCGATCTCGGCGCTCTCCGAAAGCCGCGAGGATGAGATTGACGACCTGCGGTTTTACGCCGGTAGCCCAGACAACCAGTGGCAATGGCCCGCTGATGTGCTGGCCACTCGCGGGGCGGTGCAAGGGCAAACGATCAACGCCCGCCCATGCCTGACTATTAACAAACTGCCGCAGCACGTCCGGCAAGTGACCAATGACCAACGTCAAAACAGGCCAACTGGCAAGGTTATTCCAGCCGATGACAACGCCGACGTCGAAGTCGCCGAAGTATTTAACGGCATGGTCAGGCATATTGAGTACATCTCGGACGCAGATGTTGCTTACGACACCGCCTGCGAAAACCAAGTCTCCTACGGCGAAGGCTACATCCGTCTCCTGACCGAGTATTGCGGCGACGATACCTTTGACCAAGACATCAAAATTGGCCGAATTCGCAATTCGTTTTCGGTCTACATGGATCCAACCATCCAAGACCCCTGTGGCTCGGACGCCAAGTGGTGTTTTATCACCGAAGACATCACCAAAGAAGACTACATTCGGATGTACCCCAATTCAGCGCCCATTACGACGCTGCAATCTTTGGGTGTAGGCGACCAAAACCTGTCCCAGTGGCTCAATGAGGACACGATCCGCATTGCCGACTACTATTACGTCGATTACGACAAGGGCACGCTCAATTTGTACCCTGGAAACGCCACGGCGTTTGAAGGAACGCCTGAAGACAAGCAATTGCGCGCCATTTACGGCAAGCCCAAGAAGTCGCGCCAGTCTGACCGACCGCGAATCAAGTATTGCAAGATCAACGGGTACGAAATCCTTGAGGAACGCGAGTGGGCGGGCAAGTGGATACCCGTAATTCGCATTGTTGGCAA